ATCTACACCCCTGTATATTTTTAAATCTATTTCGTTGGTAATAATTTCTAAATCTTTTTTAGACACCAGGTTTGACTCAACAACTTTTAAAAACTGATCTAGCTCAAACTTGGTTCCATCCAGGTTCATGGCTTTTCTTTTATCACCATAGTATGGTAAATTAATAAATTGACCTGGTTTTAAATTACCTGTTTCTTCGTCTCTAGTTAATTCTGTTTGCTTTGGAAATATTTCAGTGTCTTGTTTTAATTTAAATAACGGTAGTAAATTAGTTAAAAAAGATTTTACAATCTTAGCATTTGTAAATGCATCCATGAAAATACATAAATGCAAACCACCGCTTTTAGATTCTATTGGTATGAGAGGAAGATCGTATTGTTGTATTGTATCTATAAAAAATTTTTTATCGAAGTCATCATATTCTTTTGGATCAATATCTATAACTCCAAACTTAACTTCTTTGTTTTCATTACACGGTTGAATACCTATTGACACCTTGCCCTGCAGGTGAGAATTATAAACGGACTCTGTTAACTTCTCAAAGTTCCAACGATAGACTGGTTTTTTCTTACCACTATCGGGATCAATAAAAGCTTCAGGATGATCAAAGTCAGCTAATCCATATGCCGATCTATATCCATCAAAAAATTTTATATATCTAGTATCCATAACTGAGTTACGTGGGCCACCCACTCTCGCTTCCGGCCCACGCTGCGCATACCCCGTAGGGATTAGATAATGCTATCCTTTGACTTTGTTTCAGTCTCACCGTGTTTNGCTTTCACAGCACCTTTTGAGATGCTTTCTGAAAACGANTTAGCTTGACTGTATAAGGATTGATCAGTTATTGGGCCTACCTTACTAACTTCCCAACCAAACCATGTGCCTTTATCGTTTGACATTTGTGTGGTTTTTAGTTTGTAAATGTGGCTGAAAGATGCTGGTGTGAATAACCCTTTTGCTCCTTTCAATCTTATACCATTCATCATCGTATTCCACTTTCTACTAATTTTTAATTGAGTAGATTTCATGGATATCAATGCTGTTGATGGATTATCTCCCGTGATTATGACAAAGTGAGATGCAGTCTTCTCAATATAATTACCGTTTGGTAATCTATCTTTGTAGTTTGCATCCGGTGTTGTCTTGGACATGATATCAGATGAAGAATCATAAATTGCAACTGGTGCACCTAATCCTTCTCCTCTGTCTTTCCATTCGATATACTCCAGTTTATAAAAACATGGAATTACATCTATACCTTTTACTCCATCATGCAGTTCACCTGATACTGAATTAAATATCATACCTGGTTCTGCACCTTCAACATACTTACCATCACGTTTATTAACTTCTGGTGAAAGCTGTCCAAGGATTTTTAGAAAAGGAAGGGCTAGATCTTCTTGACCTATTTGACCCAAACCTTTTGCTGCATCTTCTTCAAACACATTTGCTGGAAGACCTGCAGACTTTTTCTCTGTTACTTGGTTCATGTTTATTTGCTCCTTGTTACTTTGGTTCTGTTTCCTGAGAACACGTTAAATAGATCAGAGGGCATCTCTTGTCCAGACTCGAGACGCTCCCTGACCAATGCTTTGAGAGTCATGGGCTCGACCTTTAATTTCTGGACGGGTTGATATCCTTGACCCTGCGCAAGGACAGCATATTGCCGTGCCTTGTTATCTTCGTTACGACCAAAGGAAACTGTAATCTCATTTTTAATAAGATCACCTAGGCCGTTTTCTCGAAGCCATTTAAAAGCTGCTTCTTTATTAGCTGTTGTAATAGAAGCACCATAAACTGGTTTTACTTCAACTGAAGAACCATCCGCTAATTTTAATGTAGAGATATTCATCTCTTGCATCATGGTAGGTATAACCTCACCAGATAATAGATCTAGATGTCTCTTTAGTTCTTTCAATTCTTTTTCTTTTTCTTGAAACTCATCTTCTAATTTTTTAAGTTTCACTACTTGATCTGATAAAGACTTAGCATCGTTAACAGAATTTAAATCTTCTCTTTGATCTTGCTCAAAATTAATACTACTCATTAACTTCTCCTTTCTCGTATAAGTTTATTGTAATAGGATAATATTGTCTTTCTTGTTTATCCCATTTTAATAAGTTGTATTTTCCATTTGTAATATCAGATACAATAGAACATGCAACACCGATTAGTGCAGGGTCTCCTGTTAACAATAAATAGTCTTCTGGATTATAATTTTTTAAAAGTTTTCTTAATTTAAAAATTAATGGTCCAGGAGAGAATATCATTTGTGAAAGCTCAGGTAATAAAAATTTTAAGGTGCCGTATTTTTGTGCACCTATAATGTTTATTTTAGGGTTACCTGCTTTTGTGCCTGGCACCTCTTGTATTACATAAACTATTCTTTCTGACATTGACAAACAATATAAAGATGTTATATACTTTGTCAATAGAAAGTAGAAAATATTGTGAAATATAAGTTTAAGACTAAGCCATATAAGCATCAACTTAAGGCATTAGAAATGTCTTGGGATAAACCATACTTTGCATATTTCATGGAGATGGGTACTGGTAAATCTAAAGTGTTAATAGATAATATATCTATGCTTTATGATAATGGTAAGATCAATGGTGTTCTAATTGTGGCACCAAAAGGTGTCGTAAAAAATTGGTATGAATCTGAAATACCTACACACTTAGTAGACCATATTGAGCACAAGACAGTGTTATGGCAATCTAATATAAATCAAAAACAACAAAAAAAATTAAACACTTTGTTTGAAACTGGTGAAGATTTACATATTTTAATTATGAATGTAGAAGCTTTGTCCACTAAAAAAGGTGTGGATTTTGCAGAAAAATTTTTATTCTCTCATAGATCCATGATGGCAATTGATGAATCTACCACAATAAAAAATCCAGAGGCCAAACGTACAAAAAATATATGCAAGTTAGGGNTATCNACNAAGTATAATAGAATATTAACTGGATCACCTGTAACTAAATCACCATTAGATTTATACAAACAATGTGATTTTTTAATGCCAGAGTTACTGGGCCACTCTTCTTATTATTCTTTTAGAACCAGGTATGCTGTAATGCGGACAGCTAACTTNGGGGGACGGTCTGTTCAAATTGTAGTTGGTTATAGAAATTTAAATGAACTATCAGAAAAATTAAAACCATTTTCTTATCGTGTATTAAAAGATGATTGTTTAGATTTACCTAAAAAAACATATATGAAACGAACTGTGTCTTTGACTACAGAGCAATCAAAAGCTTATCGACAAATGAAAGAAATGGCTCTTGCTAGTTTTAATGGTAAAATGATGACCACTGCCACAGTCTTAACTCAACTTATGAGACTACAACAAATAACTTGTGGTAACTTTGTAGCGGATGATGGCACCATGGTTGATTTAGATACAAATAGAATACCTGAGCTAATGGATTTATTAGATGAAGTAGAGGGTAAGGTAGTTATCTGGGCACATTTTCAAAAAGATGTTAACAGNATTATAAAAGAGATTAGTAAAAAATATGGAGANAATAGTTATGTAGACTACTATGGTAAAACACTCCAAGAAGANAGACAAAAAAATATTAAAAAGTTCCAAGATCCCCGGTCCCCGGTCAGATTTTTTATAGGCACCACGCAAACTGGTGGATATGGTATTACGCTTACCGCTGCATCGACCATGGTATATTATTCTAATGGCTATGATCTAGAAAAAAGGCAACAGTCAGAAGCTAGAATAGATCGTATAGGTCAAACAAAACCTATGACATATGTTGATATAATATGTGAGGATACGGTTGATGATAGAATTGTTCAGGCTTTACGTAAAAAAGTAGATATCGCAACTCAAATTATGGGTGAAGAATTAAAAGCTTGGATTTAAACAAATAAATCTTTTGCATTACCTATGATAGGTTTGTATTTTGTTTTACCTTCTGATCTAAATGCATGTAAAAAACTAGCTCGTGGTGTTCCTTCGGTATAGCTGCAATGTATCCATCCGCTGTTAGGTTCACCCGGAGTGTAGAACTCGAGGATAAGCTGGTCATACGGAAGCTCTCTTTTGATCCAATCGGCCAACTCAGCGTTGTCTACGCCTGGACATTCGAAGTCTGCGGCCTCAGCTTTGGCGTGCTGTGAATTTGCAGAGCTACCGATAGCCATACATAATTCTACGCTACGGAACCCGCTGGTGATCTTGACTCTGCCGAAGTGATCACGCACCGGCTGAAGAATATTTTCACACAGTGATTTTAATTTTTCTATCTGTTCTGCACTAGGGTTATTGTTGATGCCTTTACGTATTGCAGTATCACTTTTAGTGAGCTCTGAGAGGGTGAAGTTCCGTGTCAAGTTCATGCTATATCCGTTAGTAAAATCATTAATACGGCCCCCATGCCGCCAACAATCCAATATTCTAATCTTTTAATTCTATCTTGCATTTCTTTTATTTGTTCAAATGTTTGCTTTTGCATTATTCTGCAAAGCTTTTCATGTGATTCAATTTTTTGTAATGCGGATTTTCTAGCCATTTGGAAAGAGTGTAGCAAAACGCTCTGCATTTGTCGAGTCCGTTCCTTGCACTTGTGAGGATAAAATATTAGGGTTAATTGCTGCTGTATTGACTCCAACAGGTAGTTGTGCCGCATCAGCTCCACCAGGTTTAGGTAATAATGGATTTTCAAAAAATGGGAAATTACCTTCAGTTAATTTAATTCTAAACATATTATTTCTCATATTAAAAATTACATTAGCAGCGGCTCTAAATGGGTTTGTATAAGATGGATCTTTTTCTTGTAAGTTTCTAGTGTTCTCATCAAACTTAGCAATCACTCCATCTGAAATAGATAATGGCACAAATCTTTCAGCCTCTAGATTAGCTAAATCACTTTTGGTTAATCGTTTTGTATTGTTATAAAACTCCTGACCTTCTAAACCTAATAATTTTGCAGCATCTAAATCTAATTTCATTTCTTTTTTAACATTAAACAAAGCTCTATTTGCATTTATATATGCATCAACAACTTCATAAGGTTCTATTGGACCACCTTTTAAAACATTTGATGTAAAAAGTTTTCTAGAATCTCTAACACCCTCTTGATAATCTGCTATTTTAAATTGTATACTTTTACCAGGATCTAGTTCTA